CATACCCGCAAAACTTCTAGTGTCGTTCCATTATCCAAGGCTCTCGCTACTGGCCTCCCGCATATCGCTACACCAATGAGTTCACCACACAAAGTTGCGCCAATACTGAACTTATGCCCGGCTGTTTTCTTATTGTGTCTATGATGTGATGTAACAAAATCGTTCGCAGCTTTAAGTGATAAGGGAATTGTTTTAAATTTATTTTTTTGATCCAAAGTGTCTCTCCCCGGCTACGAAGATCATAAGGGCAATACAAATCAAAACAATAAGTATCACCCCTAGTAGAATATTCGTTATCAAGCTGCCTCCTCTTTCCATTCTCTCCTCCAATAAAAAGTCTTTGTTTCTGTGCCATCCAAATTTTTACAGATAAAATATTCCTTTTTAAATTTAAGCTTTGGATAGACAGCTCTTAACATTGATCTAATGGAGGGTGATATATTTTTATAATGTTTATCGTCCTCCACTATGTCGTATAGATTTTTGTAACTTCGATTATCTGTGTCCTCGGTATAGTAATCACCGACTATCGCTACAGGATCCCCGGTCCAGTGACCAATTAATTTATGACCAGATACATCACCACCTCCTCGTCTGTCATCACCTTGAGCGATCATCAAACAATAAAGGACATCGGCCATCGAACCTTCAAATCCTATCTGCTCGTAATGTTTTAAATTGATTCCTATATCATGGCCCACGACAAATTCTTTTTTAGTTATATTAATTAACTTATGATACTGACCCATCTCGCACCTCCTCTGGTTCTCTCATTCCATCATCATAATTAGGATCATTAACTCTATCCCAAATATCCTGGTGTACTGCACCATGCTTTAAACAAAATATTAATTTAGACATTTCTGCAGCGTCCTCCTCCATATTCATTAACCATTGTTTTACTTTACCCATATTCATCTCCATTGTTGAGGGTTATTTATATATTAATTATCCCATATAGTATGGGAAGTCAAACAAAAAAAGACCCCCACATCCTTTTTTGATAGAATATGGGGGAAGGGAGTGAATAGATTGTAGTAATACACATAAATAAACATAGTGTATAGTGTTTTTTGACCCTATTCTCTTTACAAAAACTCACTTACCCCCTTGTAGCAGTGTAGCAGTGTAGCAGTAGAGAAAATCACTATACATATCAATGATTTAAATCTCAATTTGCTGCTACATGAGTGCTACGCCATAGAAAATAGGCGTAGCAGTAAAAAATAAAAATCTTTATTTTCTGCCAATTTAAATTATAATGATAGTATGGATATTGATATCATCAGAGATAGATTAACCCCTAAACAGATTAAATTTTGCGTATTGTTCGTTGAACAAGGCGATGAATTAACAGCTAAGGAATGTGCAATCCAGGCAGGATACGCAGAATCAGTGGCTGTGAAGACTGCATCTGAGCTTAGAAAAAAACCTCATGTGGCTGAGTATATTAGAGAACTTAGAAACCGAGAAGAAAAGAAATACGAAGTTAATCTTCATAGGCATTTAAAAAGATTGGACCAGTTAAGCAAAGGCGCTGAAGACAAAGGCAATTGGAATGCTGCTGTTCAAGCTGAGAAGTCTAGGGGTCAAGTGGCCGGTCTTTATATTGACCGAAAAGAAATTATGCATGGATCTATTGATCAACTTAGTCGTGAAGAAGTGGATAAATTATTAACAGATATGGATAAGAAATTATCTATCGAAGGGAGCTTTCAAGTAGTAGATGACAACAAAACCGGAGACAAAATTCTGGAAAAGGATAAAGAATAAGTTTACAAAAATTACCCTCACCAGAGTTGAGGCCATTACTCCTACAGGATTGCCTGATTTAAATGCTTTTTTTCTTGATAAAGAAAAAAGATGTCATGAGTTTTGGATTGAGTTAAAGGTAAGTCCAGGTAATGCGGTGAAGCTATCGCCGGGTCAAATATCGTGGCATATGCACAGATTTAAATTGGGTGCTAAATCACTTATCATGGTACAGACCCCCTCTCAAAGAGGGATTGCTCTGTACTCTGGGGGAAGGTCCTTGAACCTTGCGTCCCAAGGCTTGACCCTTGAACCTTGTGCCTTGATCCCTGAGCCTTGTGACTGGAAGCAGCTTGAGTCTTGCCTCATGAAGCTTGCGTCTTAAACCTTGATCCTTGTGTCTTCTATTATAACACCGGATACATAAATTTTTTCCTGACTTGGTGACAAGCATCAGCTCCAGGGAGTATTCCCTGAAGCAATGATCACATTCATTAGTGAGCTGCATAGCTCACATTTTCTATATTGATATTCCAACAACCCCGGCAAGATCCGCAACTGTTGCCTTGTTTATTAGCCGGGCAACTATACCCAATTGCTTTTGAATCCTTGTGAACTGTTGACGTTAACCCCACGTTAGAGTGGGGCTTCCCGTCAATCATCGTAGCTGATACCCTCACCGCTAGGTTTCCTGGGAGTGAACCGCCTTCTTTATAAAAGGTTTTCAGGATCCCCGCTTCTCGTGTTGGCAGCCAATGCTTAATGCCTGGCGTTGCCATTGCAACAGCTACAATCTTTTTAAAATGGTTCAGGCTTTGTATATCTCCTGAATCATGCCATCTAAAATAAGGAACTTTTTTTCCATAATGTTTTATTAATAGAACCATATCATTAACCCAGGTGTCATTGGTGATAGATTCCAATCTGTTGGCGTGAGCTGCTTTCACGCCTTTAAAAGTATAACGCCCCTTTAATGCATAACACATTGAGCAAGTACTATTCTTTATCAGTCTAAGCTTCGACCCGGTATCACATTCAAATGCGCTTAGGCCATAACCATATCCAGGCATTTTACTTGGCTTACTTAAACCGCCAACATTTGCCCAGGCTTCTTTTATATTCATAATTCACTCCTATGTTAGGGGCTAGAATTCGGCTTGTTCAGTCGGACATCTAACCCCATATTAAGGGGGCGTGAGCTGTGCTGACTGGCCCCCTTCATTGAGCTAAAGCTACGTTAAATCATCTAGAATTACGAGTCATTAACTCAAGTAATTATATAAGATATTATGGGAGCATAGTCAACTAAATAATTAAAAAAAATTTCTTGATCCTTGGGCCTTGTTCCCTGGTGAGCTGCCAGCTGATCAGCTCTTGATCCTTGTGCCTGGAAGCGTGAGACCTGGAGCTGCATAAAAGCAGCTTGGGCCCTGAACCCTGTGCCTTTTATTATTTTTAAAATTTTAATTGATAACGAGCTGCAGCTTAGAGCTGCAGCTTCGGGAGTGCCCCTCTATATAGAGGGGATTACTGAAAGTTTAGGATCGGTAGTAAAGATAACTCCACTTCCGTTTCCTTCATCATCTCTTGAAGCAGTGATCCAATGTCCATTATCAAATACTATTTTGATATTAGTTCTTGCATCCATGTCTCCAAAGATCTCTTCATTTTCTTTTTCTGAGTGGTAGTAAACATCTACTATTTTTCTACCAACTAAAAAATCTTTTGCTTCTTTGCCCCACGCAAGTTTTAATTCTTGCGTGGACATTTGATCTAAAGGTTTACTCATCTTTATCCTCCAATAAAGTTTCTTCTTCATTGCCGTCTTCATGAGTACAATTCCAATCAATACTAATATCTTTTAGAATTGTTTCTTTCATGTGCTCAAGTGCTCGGACAATTTCTCTTGGTGCGTCCCATGCTGTTTCAAAAGTATAGTTCAAAACATTTTCGTTTAACTCTACCTCTGTGTTACATGCGTTCCACTTTGTGCCCCAATTATTAATACTCCAATCATACCAATTATCAGCACCATACTTTGCTTTTAATTTTTTTGATTGTTCTTTTTGCCACTCTGGTTTTGCATTCTCTGATCCACTTACTGTATCAGACAATTCATTTGGCATTGGAATCACATTATTAAAATCAAATTCGTTATCATCTGATTTCAACATAGTCTGTAGTTGTTTAACATTGTCTTCAGTTTTACCAATAAACTGTACATTGTTATAAGTCCAATTAGGCATAATCACTCCTTATGTTTAATTATGTGTTGACACTATATGGGATAAGTCTTATAGTCAACTATTAATTTAACAAGGGAGAAAATTATGGAAGCAACTGAAAATATAGGTGGCACTAGCTTACAAGGTTATATCAAAGCTAGTTATGAACAATTGCTAAATGCATTTGGCGCACCTAACTCAACATTATGTGACAATTATAAAACAGATGTTGAATGGGCTTTTAAATTTGCTGATGGTACAGTTGCCACTCTTTACAATTGGAAGAATGGTAAAAACTATTGTGGTGATGAAGGTCTAGAACTCAATGACATTTACGAATGGAATGTTGGTGGCTTTAATGACAAGGCTGTTAGTAAACTATTAGAAAAATTAAGATCGTAAAATAAGAAGGGGGCATTGCGCCCCCTTTTTTTATCGCTTGAGGCTTGAGACCTTGAGCATTAATTCATTAATCTTATCTTGCCAAATCCTTCTTAACCAGGCATCAGCTAAGTCAGTTTTAACTAGCTGAAGTTCTAAAAGCTGGATCATTCTGTATAAATTACTTTCCATATTCATCTCCTTTAAAAATAATTCTCTTTACCTACTCTCTTGAAAAAATCAAGTCTACTTACATTTAAAAGATCATTCCAAAAAAAGCTGGAGTCCAGCTCTTCACAATCCCTGTATCTTCTCATATAGAAAAACTTTAATTTGATTTTTCTTTTATGATGGTCCTTCTCCAGCTCGGAGTAGGTTTCAAAATCGTCTGGATGAAAACCACCACCCCAACGATTAAAACAATGTTTGTTAAATTTCTTAACGTCTTCTAAACTTTCAATTGGTTTTGTTACATTAAAACGCATAAGCTGCTCCCTTGTAAATTCCAGCGGGGTTAATTCCCCGCTGGGTAATCGTAGATCCTAATCTAATAGTATCATGTATGCTTTGGGATTAAATTTCATAAACCAATCTAAACCCCTTCGCATCTCTTCGTAATTGTTAGCCAGCTCACAACCCATAATCGTATCATAAATTGAAAGTTCTAAGGCATTGAGCTGGATGCTATCACCACCAAAACGATTGTTGACGACAGCGCCTTCAGTATAAATTTGAATAGGCGCCTTAAAAGGCGCCTTATCTTTTACTAGTTTAATACGCATCTGCATACCTCAACTTTTCTTCTTCAAGTTCCATTGCTAACCATTCATCAGCAGAACGTTGTGCTTGGTCAATGTTTTTGATATCGTATTCAGTAAAGCAATTAACATTTTTACCATTAACAAAGACATTAAAAGTAGCTGAACCATTCCAACTAATTTCTATATTATCTTCGTATTTGAAAACTACATCAGATATTATTTTACCCATTCAATACCTCCAATTTTTAAACTAGTAATAGTATTAAGATTTATTGACCTCCAAGCTTTTCTCGGATTGTCTTTATTCTTCTTTAAAATGTTTACATCTATTACTTCTAATAAATGCTCACGATTTCCAAGAAGTTCCCCACCACTAAAAAACTTTTCATTAGTAGGCAATTTACAAAGCATAGTTCTATTAGTGTTATCTGCTTTCACGAATGAAACAGAAAACATTTTCGCTCCTATACTTTGTTTAACTATTTTTTTAATAAACATATTCACTCCCTATGATTAGTTTATATATCCTATATAGTTATATATTATCTTATATCAATAGTTAATTTAATTTTTTTCTGCATATTTGCAGTTTTTTTTCCTACTTACTCACAGCAATAAAAGGAGTGTCATTCCTGGAACTTGAGCCATCAAAAAAATCAAAAAGGGGGAACCCCTAAATAAGACCGTAGGTCAATATAGTTCTCTTTATATATAAACTTTTACTCATATAAACTATATGTTATAAAGATCTGATGTCTGACCTTAATACCTTTAAGAGGTTAACTAATTTTGATAATTTAAGTCCGAGTGAATTAGACATATTACAAAAAAAGTTAATGCTGCGTAAGAAAACATTTGATTTAAAAACATTGGCTAAAGAAAATTATTTAAAATTTGTTAAACAAGTTTGGCCAGAGTTTGTAGAGGGTCCCCATCATATAAAAATTGCAGAAAAGTTTCAAGCATTGGCCGAGGGGAAGATAAAACGATTAATTGTTAATATGCCACCCAGACATACCAAATCAGAATTTGCATCTTTTTTATTTCCTGCGTGGATGATGGGCCGTGATCCAAAGCTCAAGATTATTCAAACCACCCACACAGCAGAACTCTCTTATCGTTTCGGTCGTAAGGTTCGAAACCTCATGGAAGAAAATACTTTTCAAGATATTTTTGATGATATTAAATTATCTCAAGATTCAAAAGCTGCAGGAAGGTGGGAGACAAATAAGGGGGGAGAGTATTTCGCAGCAGGAGTTGGTGGAGCCATCACAGGTAGGGGTGCAGATTTATTAATTATTGATGATCCCCATTCCGAGCAAGATGCTTTATCAGAAACGGCGATGGAGTCAGCTTACGAGTGGTATACCTCTGGTCCAAGACAAAGACTTCAACCAGGAGGTAAGATTGTTATTGTTATGACAAGGTGGTCAACAAAAGATTTGACAGGGGAATTAATGAAAGCACAGAAAGAACCTAAAGCAGATCAGTGGGACGTGATTGAGTTTCCAGCAATCATGCCATCAGGAGATCCTGTCTGGCCACAATATTGGAAAAAAGAAGAATTAGAATCGGTTCAAGCCTCACTGTCTGTTCCGAAGTGGAATGCTCAGTGGCAACAGAATCCTACTTCAGAAGAAGGTTCCATTATCAAACGAGAGTACTGGAATATTTGGGATAAGCCCAAGCTCCCTAAATTGCGTCATGTCATTCAATCGTATGACACGGCCTTTAGTAAAAAAGAAACCGCAGACTTCTCAGCTATTACAACATGGGGTGTCTTTCTTCATGAAG